CAGCGCCTTGCCCGCCGTCTCATCGTCGCCATGCGCAGCGCATGCCAGAGCCGCGTGCATGATGGTCGCCGGGTCCGACTTGGCCAGCCGGTTTTCGATGCGCAGCGCCTTTTCACTCTCGACGTTGTGCCGGTACATGCACGAACCGCTAAGCCACTCGGCGAACGAATCCATGTCGGCCAGTTGCGATTGGATCGCCTGGCGAACTGCAAACGTGTCGGGGAAGTTCATTTGTTTGCTCCTTGCGCTGACCTCCAGCGCTGAACGAATAATAGTGGCCTAGCGCAGCCTGTGGATTGATTGTCTCTATCGAATATCGCGTTTGCCATAGCGACAAGCAATCACGCGCCATCTCCGCATGGTCTAGCATCTGCGGCATGGAATCAATCACTATTGGACCGATCAGGCTGGAGTTGCAAGGTCAGAAGTTGCTGGCTTACCATTCAGCGTTGAAAAACCCTGTAATCCTGTCGGCTAAAGCCCTGCAATCGTGGGTCATGCGCCAGTTGCGGGACCAGATCAAGTGAGCAGTGCCCCCAGCGCACAACACACCGCCGACCTCCCGGTGGGCGCTGGGACTCGGGCGGGTGCCGTGTGGTGCCCGCCCATTTTTTCTGACGCAACATGACTACGTTTTTGACGCCCGACGAGATTGGCTGGTTGATGCTGAGCCACGGCGGCCAGCAGATCGCATGGACTGGCGTCAGCCGCACGCAGTTGAGCATTGCTCGTCATTACGGCGGGATAGTGTTCAACGGCCAGAGCTACACCTACATGCCGGCCACGGACGAACTGATCCGCGACGACGTGCTAAAGCTGATCATGAAAGCCCGCGCGGCTGCTGCCAAAGACGGGGAATCGGCAGGCAAGCAAGCGGCGCAGGATGCACAACAGAATTTGCTTTGACATGAACGACGCCTGCCCAGGCTTCCGCCTGCTTCGCGGCCATCTGCTAGGCATCTGCGTGCAGTGCCAGCGCCAGGACAACCGCGCTTCTGGAGTCCCGCCTGTTGTGCGCGACAGTGACTCTAGGCAGTGGCGCTGTGACCACCAGATCAAGACGGACAAGGTTAATGAATGAGCTTCATCTTTTCGCAGGCGCTGGTGGAGGTATCCTTGCTGGACAAATGCTCGGGCATCGATGCGTCTGCGCTGTCGAGTGGGAGCCATATGCCGCCGCTGTTCTTGTCCAGCGACAAAACGACGGCCTTCTCCCGCCTTTCCCGATTTGGGATGACGTTCGGACATTTGACGGACGACCTTGGCGCGGCGTTGTTGATGTGGTCGCTGGCGGATTCCCGTGCCAGGACATCAGTGTTGCCGGGAAAGGAGCAGGCATCACCGGAGAGCGATCCGGCATGTGGTCCCACATGGCGCGCATCGTTGGCGAAGTTCGCCCCAGCTTCGTGTTCGTGGAAAACACCCCAGCTCTCCTTACTCGGGGACTCGGAGTTGTCCTCAGTGACCTGGCCGCGCTCGGGTATGACGCAAGGTGGACAGTGCTGGGAGCTTCCGATGTTGGGGCGCCGCACCAGCGTGACAGGTTATGGATCGTCGCAAGAAGCGTGGCCTACACCACGCTGTCAAATGACGCGACCAGTTCGCGTTCGGGCGGATGTGGACAAGGGACACCAGAGCAATTTAGAGGAAGTTGTGGCAGTGCGTGCCACTTGGCCGACGCCGACAGTGTGCGGGAACTACAACCGCAAGGGTGCCAGTGCAACCAGCAGGGACGGTCTTGCGACTGCGGTCTATCAGACGCCCGTAGCGCGGATGTGGAAGGACAACGGCCAGAACCCGTCCGAACTGGAACGCAACAGCCCGACATTGGCGATGCAGGCTGGTGGATTACTGAGCCCGACGTGGGTCGAGTGGCTCATGGGGTGGCCGCTAGGGTGGACAGACTTAAAGCCATCGGAAACGGTCAAGTCCCATTGTGTGCAGCAACTGCATTCAGAATGCTTGTGAAAGGCTTCTAATGAACCGCTTCAGCAGCGCCCGCGACACCACAGCAGACCAAAAGAGCCCAGGCCCTGGCATGAACATGCTGCGTCTTGCACTCTGCGGCCACAAGACCAGCACGACAGGCGCGAAGATGCGCGGCCGCATGGTGATGCTGTGCGCTGAGTGCCACCGAAAGTCTATTGCGCTGCTCTAACAGCGCTGATAGAATGTTGAGACTCAACAGCAGCATGTGAACATGTACGCCAAAGTCTTCTCACAAATCTATGACGGGACTCTTTGCACCAAAGGCCCCTGGGAGGCGTTGGTCACGTTCCAACAGCTTCTGGTGCTTGCAGACGTGGATGGCAATGTTGACATGACGCCTGCGGCGATTTCTCGAAGGACAACTATTCCGCTTGAGATCATTGAACGCGGCATCCATGAGCTAGGAAAACCAGACCCTGACAGCCGCACACCCACAGAGGAAGGCAGGCGCATTGTTCAGCTTGCAGAGGGCCGCTCGTGGGGCTGGCGGGTGGTGAACTACAAGCACTATCGAGAGGTGAAGCGAGAGGAAGATCGGCGCGAGTACCATCGTCAATACTGGCACAAACGCAAAGCAGCGCACTCAACCGACTCAACAGACACTCAACCGACTCAACAGAATCAACCTAAGCAGAAGCAGAAGCAGATACAGAAGAAAGAAATACAGGCGCCTTCGGTTCCGAAGGCTGTGTTGTTGGCTGACGGATTGACCGAAACCACGGCGGATGCCTGGATCGCTCACCGAAAAGCCAAGAAAGCCCGCCTGACGGCAATCGCATGGGCGGCTGTGAAGCGGGAGTCGGCTAAGGCTGGATGGCCGATTGAGAAAGCCGTGCTGAAGGCGATTGAACGCAACTGGACCGGCTTTGAAGCTGAGTGGGTGGCGCAGGCGAAACCCGCTTTTGGGCAGCCTGCATTGACCACAGACGCGGCGGAATCGACAGAAGCCTACAAAGCCCGCATGGCACGGGAAGCCGCGCAGGCTAGGGCTAACGCAGTGAAGCCGCCAGCGGCGGTTGTGGAACTGCTGAAACGCACGGGAGCAGCGGCATGAGTGATGTACGGAAGTCCGCACAGGCGGCGCTTGGGGAACTTCGTATGCTTGTCATGGATTGGCAGTATGACAAGAACTGCCCAGCAAAAGTGGTTGCCGAAATAGACGCGATGCTTGCCGAATGGAAAGCAGAGCCGCAGCCTGAACCGTTGACAAGCGATCAGATCACAGCAATCTACAAATCGTGTCGTGCAGCGGTTCCAATGCAACTGGCGTTTGCGCGTGAGATTGAGCGCGCGCACGGGATCGGCAAGTCATGACCTACGAAGCCGGATTCGCCCAAGGCGAACACGACGCCTACCACGACAGACGGCGCGGCCTGTTCCGCGAGATGAACGAACGCCCGCAGTCAGCCGAAGAGCGTGGCTACTGGGACGCATACAGCCCGCGCAGTGCCACATGGGGCGCGATGCACACCACGCCATTCAGGCAACCGGAGTACCAAGAAGCATGAGTGATCTACGCAACGCCGCACAGGCGGCACTTGACTGTGAAATCGCCCCACGTCCACTGTCGCATCCACTGCGCGATTACCACATCGCTATCAGCGAAGGACCGTTGAACTACACATGGCAGGACAAGCCTCACCGCTTGGTCTATGACTTGATCGCTGCGGTTCGATATTACGCAGCACCCCAGGACCAGCAGCCGATGACGGATGAGCAGATGGCGTTGAAAGAAGAACGCGAGCGGTGCGCCACGATATGCGATGAGTACGCAGACAAGCATCTAAGCACCGAGCGCAACGCCAGGGCTACACGTCGGGCCGCTCGTGTTTTGGCCGAGTTGATCCGCAAATGAAGTGCACAACCTGCGGGCAGTTCGGGCACTTGGCCCAAGACTGCAAGACAGTCCCGCAAAGCCGTGTCGGCTGCTATCTTGGAGGGATCGTCACGCTAGAGCATGTCCGTGATCGCTGCCACATTGACGAAGATAGCGGCTGCTGGAACTGGCGCATGGGATATTCGCGCGCCCGTACAAAGCTGCCAATCGCATGGATCGCTGAGAAGCAGCGCACCGTTAGCTTAATCCGTTGGGTGTACGAGAAAACGCACAACAGGCCGCTTGGGAAGATGACCGTATGGCGCTCCTGCGGCAATCAAGAGTGCGTGAACCCTGAGCACCTGATCGCAGGCTCAAAGGCATCTTGGGGCAAGTGGATGGTGCGCAACGCGAAGCCGCGAAAGACCATCCCAACTGAGACGCTGCGTGAAATGCGGATCGCTTCAGGCAAAACCGTGCTTGACATGGAGAAGGCGCAATACATCAGGCAGTCAGAAGCAACCGGCGCAGAGCTTGCCAGAGAGCTAGGCGTGTCTGCCCAAGTGGTCAGCTGTGTACGGACAGGGAAAACATGGGTCAAGCAAACGGCATCGAGCGTGTGGGCATGGGCACAGTCGCAGTAAGGCATAGGGCAATGGCTATGGCTCGGGAGTGGTTCAAAGCGAACCCGGGCGAATACCTTACCGTGCCTGACATGGTTGCGAAGTTCGGATTCAGCAGCCGGCGCACAGCGAGTCAGACGGTGCACATGCTGAAGCAGGAAGGATTGGTGAAGAGCGCTTGGGTGCGGAGTCTGTGCGCGAGTATGTGCAGCGCGGCCTGCGGTGCATTGACTCTGCGGTGACTGACTGCCAGTTCACAGGGCCTAACGCAGAAGTAACCGGCCTTGGCCGCAACAGGAGTAGCGATGACTGAAGAAGCAACGCCGGCCAAGGTCCGGTTGACTGACGGGTTAGGCCATGCCGTGCCGGAGCGCGCAGCACTTGCCACGTGCCCGTTCTGTGGCGAGCGCCCGCGCCTGACGCTGCGGCCTGATGACGCGGAAGCCACCACGTACTTTGCAGCCGTGGCCTGCTACTGCGGCGGCTACTCGGCGTGCGCTCACAAGATGGCGACCGCGCCCACGGCTGACGAAGCCGAGGCAAAGGTTCGCGCGGCCTGGAATCGCGGGGCCTAACGGTGCCGGTAACCGGCCGCTGTAAGCGGTCCGGTTGAGTGGCGTGGTTAGGCGTGTGGTTAAAACTGATGGCAAGCAAAGTAGGCCGGAACAAGAAGCCGTGGAAACCGAACTCGCTGGAGCGCTTGATGCTGGCGCGCGGCCACTTCCCGTGCCCCGGCTACATAGGCGACCCGGCGCAGAGGATCGGGAAGTTTGAGCGCTGGCAGCACCGCCCGCAGACAGCGTGGCGGCTTTACTGGAAACTGAGGCCCCATTTGCTGGCACGCCGCAACACGCCTAACGTAAGTTATCAGACATGTCCTGATAACACGCACCAATAACATGCGCAGAGCATCCAGAACAGACGCAAACCATGCCGAAATCGTGGCCGCGCTGCGCTCCGAAGGATGCTCAGTGGTTGACACGAGCGGAGTAGGGGACGGGTTCCCTGATCTGGTTATAGGGGGAAACGGCGGGACTCTGCTCTTGGAATTGAAGGATGGCTCAAAGCCGCCATCAAAGCGCCAGTTGACGCCGGATCAGCAGCGATTCCACGCAAGCTGGACAGGTGGCCCGCTGTGCATCGTCTATGACGTTCAAGGCGCATTAAACGCAGTGAGGACCGCGAAAGCATGACCGACTTCAACACCATCAAGCCAGAACACGAAGCAATCCACGAGGCGCTAAAGAACTGGGCGCGGTGGTGCCTGTCGGGCAGCAGGGGCGGCAGTCATGTGCACCCGATGTTCAGGGGGTATCGGCCATACCTGCATCCAGAGACGGTGCCAGTGACGCCGATTGACCAGCTAGGCGCAATCGAGACGCAAAAGGCATTTGTGCGGCTACCAGTGAAGCACCGATTCGCCATTAGCTGGGCCTACGTGCATCCGTGGGTGAGCCCGGGCAAGGTGCAGCGCGGCCTGGAGGTGACGCGGGCAGGGCTGGCTGATCTGGTGACGGATGGGCGGCAGATGATGAGGAACTTGGCATGAAACTCTATGTATTCCGCCCCAATGGTCACGGGCCTTTGTCATGGTTTGTCGTTGCTAATAGCCATGATGAAGCAATAACCGAGGTGCAAGCGGAGATTGATAGAAGGCGGACATTGGCGCCGGGTGCCCAAGATTGGCTATCGAAGCATGATTACGATGGGTGGGACGAGGGAGAATACGAACTAGAAACACATGGGATTGGAGTTGTTGTTAGCCACGCGAATGATTAAAACGCTTGACAAGCATCAAAACACTATGAGATACTCCGCCGCAATTCCAGCAAACCGCTGATTCTCTGCCTGCGCAGGGATAGGTGACAGAACCCGCTTCGGCGGGTTTTTGCGTTTCTGGCCGGCGCCTTCTCACTCATACATCGGGTTCATTTCCGCATAGAGGCGACCGGCCACCTAATGGCGACCGACCCGCAAGGGAGTCGAAAGCATGGACGAAGAGCCGAAAAATTCGGGCAGATTCGGACCGGGCAACCCCGGCAAGCCGAAGGGCGCACTAAGCCACACCACACGCACGGCAAAGGCCGCCATTGCCATTGCAGCCGAGCGGGGAGGGGGTGCTGACCGACTGGTTGATTGGATCAAGGAAGACCCGCAAAACGAGCGCGCCTTCTGGACGAGCATCTATCCCAAGTTGTTGCCGCTGCAACTGACTGGTGAGGACGGCGGGGCTATCCAGACGATCAGCCGCATTGAACTCGTGGCGCTTAGTGCAAGACCAGACAGCACAGATAGCACTCCCGCCTAAGCTGATCCCTGTTTTTGCCGGCCCTGCTGACGTTCGCGGGGCATTTGGCGGGCGAGGGTCAGGCAAGACGCGCAGCTTCGCCAAGATGGCGGCTGTCCGTGGGTTCGTTCACGGCAAGGCAGGCGATAGCGGAATCATCGTATGCGGGCGGCAGTTCATGAACTCGCTGGACGATTCCTCACTAGAGGAAGTCAAGCGGGCGATTGAAGAAGAGCCGTTCCTCGCCGATTACTACGAACTTGGTGAGAAGTACATCCGCAGCAAGGATGGGCGCATCTCGTTTAGCTTCGTTGGCCTGGATCGCAGCATTGCTAGCCTGAAGTCAAAAGGGCGCATCCTGCTGCTGTGGGTTGACGAAGCCGAGCCGGTGACTGACGAAGCCTGGCAGATCACGCTGCCAACCCTGAGGGAAGAGGGCGACGGCTGGAACGCTGAGTTGTGGGTGACATGGAATCCGGCTAAGAAGACGGCTCCTGTCGAGCGGCGCTTCAGGGCTGCGAATGACCCGCTAATCAAGATTGCCGAACTCAACTGGCGCGACAACCCGAGATTCCCTCAACGCCTAGAGCGTGAGCGGCTGCGGTGCATGGAAACCGAGCCGGAGCAATACGACCACATCTGGGAAGGCGGGTTCGTAACCGCTGCCGTGGGTGCGTACTTTGCAAAGGACATAGCCAAAGCCAGAGCGGACGGAAGGATTGGCCGCGTTGCTGCTGACCCGCTGCTGACCATCCGCCTTTATGCGGACATTGGTGGGACAGGCGCGAAGGCTGACAACTTCGTATTTTGGGCTGTCCAGTTCGTAGGCCGCGAAATCCGCGTGCTTGACCACTACGAGAAGCAAGGCCAGCCAATCGGAGAGCACCTAACCTGGATGCGCTCCCGTGGCTACGTACCTGGCAAGGCGCAAATCTGGTTGCCGCATGACGGCGACACGCAAGACAAGGTGTTTGACGTTAGCTACCGCAGCGCCTTTGAAGCTGCTGGGTATCCAGTTGAAGTTGTGCCGAATCAGGGCAAGGGTGCCGCAACGATGCGGGTTGAAGCACTGCGCCGGGTGTTCGGGCAAATGTGGATCAACGAAGAAACGACAGGCCCAGGAATGGACGCTATCGGCTGGTATCACGAGAAACGTGACGCTGCCCGTGGTGTGGGACTTGGGCCAGAGCACGATTGGTCAAGCCATTCGGCTGATGCTCTAGGTCTGGTGGCTGTCTCCTACGAGGCGCCGCAAGGAAAGCCAGAGCCAATCGTGTACAGGAACAGGCGCACAGCATGACCATAAGCATCCGCCATGATGTGTATTTCCACGGCTCACCAGAGTCACCCACAACTGCGCGCACTATCGCGCTAATCTTAGAAAGACAGACTGAAATCATGAGCACCCAAGTTGAAGTTCTCGCCATCCTCACCGATGTCAAAACCAAGCTCACCGAAGCATCGGTGGAACTGATCGCCAAAATCGACGAACTGACGGCGGCGCTTGCTACCGCCGGTCAATCGACCCCGGAAGTGGATGCCATCCTCGCTGATGTGCAGGGCATCGCTACGGCGCTTGCCGATGTGGTGCCGAACGCCTGAGCGTGTCACGCACTGAAAAGAGCCGGCTTCGTGCCGGCTTTTTGTTTACTGGGCTGCAAGCATGAAAATGACAGAAGACGCACTGCTGCGGCTGCTCAATGCCGAAAGCGATGCGGCTCGTAACTTCCGCGACGATCAGAGCCAGCAGCGCACGCGGGCAATTCGTGCTTACCTGCGCAAGCCATACGGCACAGAGCAAGAGGGACGATCGCAAGTCGTCGCGTCGGACGTATTCGATGCGGTTGAGGGCATTCTTCCTGATATCGTGGAAGTGTTCGCGTCCAGCGATAAGGCGGTGGTCTTTGATCCTGTCGGCCCTGAAGACGAACAAGGCGCAGAGCAGGCTTCAAACGCCTGCAATCACGTCTTCTACAAGCAAAACAACGGTTTCTTGAACCTGTACACAGCTGCCAAAGATGCGCTTTTGCTGCGCACTGGCGGCTGGAAATGGTACTGGGAAGAAAAGCGCTGCCCGACCTGGACGACTTACAAGAACGTTGACGAGCTGCAACTAGCGGCTTTCCTCGCTGCCAATCCTGACGCGGAAGTCGTTGACAAAGAGGAATACGAGCCCGACGAATCGCAGGAAGACGGGCCGCTGCCGCCCATCGATGGCGTGCAGCGCTACACCGTTAAGATCAAGACGGTCAAAGAGTCAGGAAAGGTCCGCGTTGTCTGCATCCCGCCTGATGAGTTAGAGGTTTCGCGCCGGCATAACTCTGTACTGCTGGACGAATGCCCGTATGTAGCGCATGTCCGCGAAGTCACGCTCTCAGAAGCCCGTGAAATGGGCTATGACGTGACCATTGAGGATATCAAGGGCGCGACTCGCAACAACCAAGAAAACGACTACCGCGAGCAGTTCAGAGACAGGCACGTTCAAGAGCAGACGACCGAGGACGATTCCATGCGGCGCGGCTGGCTGCATGAAGAGTACGTGCTGTGCGACTTTGACGGTGATGGTGTGGCAGAGCGGCGCAAGGTGGTCCGCTTGGGCCAGAAGCTGCTTGAAAACGTCGAATTCAGCCATGTGCCCATTGCTGCGTGGACGCCATACATCCTGACTCACCGCTTCGAGGGTTTGAGCGTCCACGATCTGGTTGAGGATTTCCAGCGCACGCGCACAGATATCTGGCGCAACCAGTTGGACAACTTGGACTTGGCGAACAACCAAGAAACGGTGGTTCTGACCGACTCGCAGGGCAACCCGCAAGCCAACATTGATGACCTTCTGAATCGCCGGCCCGGTGGCCTGATGCGTGAGAAGGTGCAAGGCGCGATCCGGCCCTACGTTGAGCGCTGGCAGGGCATCGAAGCCAACCCGATGTTGGAAGCCTTGGAAGTTGCCAAGGAAAACCGCACTGGGTACACACGCTATTCACAGGGCCTGGACTCTGACAGCCTGAACCAGACGGCTACCGGGATCAGCAAGATCATGAACGCTTCGCAGAAGCGCATGAAGCTGATGAGCCGGATCATGGCCGAGTGCATGGTTGTCCCGGCGATGCGCGGCATCTTCAAGACGCTCACCGATTACTGCATGGAGAAGCTGTCGTTCCGCCTGAACGGGCAGTTCGTGCAGTATGACCCGCAGGAGTGGCGTGACGGTTACGACATGACCGTGAATGTCGGCATCGGAACTGGCGACCAAATCCAGCAAGGGCAGTTCCTGATGCAGCTTGCTCAGGCGCAGTTCGCGCTGATGCAAAGCCCGATGGCTCACCTGATCGACCCGCAGAACGTTTACAACGCTCAAGCGAGATTGATCGAAAACGCCGGCTTCAAGAACCCCGGAGAGTTCATCACCGACCCGAAAACCAGACCGCCGCCGCCTCCGATGCAGCCGCCGCCTGATCCGAAGTTGCAGATTGAGCAGATGCGGCTTCAGGCTGACGCTCAGAAGTTCCAAGCGCAGATGGGCGCAGACGCTCAGAAGTTCCAAGCGGAAACGTCGATGCAGATGCAAATCGACCAGAACCGGCAAGAGTGGGAAGCGCGCCAGAAGCAGTTGGAACTTGAGCAGACGGCGCAGCTTGAGCAGTTGCGCGCTCAGTACGCTGCGCAGCAGGAAGCGCAGCGCCTGGCATTCGACAAGTGGAAGGCCGAGTTGGATGCGAACGTGAAGCTATCCATTGCTCAACAGCCTGCACAGGATGCCGCTCCGATGGCTTCCAAGATGGATGAGTTGATGGCCTACATCACCGCTCCGTCAGAAATCGTGCGCGGTCCTGACGGCATGGCAATCGGCGTGAAGAAGGCCGGCAAGACATTCAACGTACAGCGTGACCAGCAAGGCCGCGCAATGGGGCTGCAATGAGTGACCTACAGGGCCAGCCGGCAGAACTGCGGATCGTTCTACAGATCACGCGGGCCGCTACTGGCAAGACCGAAGAAGTTGAACTGACCGGGCGCATCGAGCCCAACAAGGAAGAAAATGGCAACGACACACAGCACGGCAGCGCGTAACGCTGCGACAGACGCAGTAACAGCCCTGATCGGCGCATCCGGGAAACTCAAGTTCCGGCTGACCGGAACTGTCGGTGCTCCAGGCACTGCGGTTGCGACCTTGAGCCTGTCTGCAACTGCGTTCGGCGCTTCGTCTGGTGGCACGGCTACGGCAAACGCCATCACCAGCGACACGAACGCGACCGGCAACGCTTCTCCTGTGGCGACTGCGACTCTGGAGACTTCAGGCGGAACGGTGGTCATTCACTGCGCTGTGGCCGCGTCCGGTAGCGATATCAACATGAGCAACGGGCTCACGGTTGCTGCTGCTGACACGGTTTCGTGTTCATCGCTGACATATACGGCGCTGCCGTCCTGAGTGGTCACATGATGCGCCGCGCAGTTCATGCCGTGTTGGTGTTGCTCGCTGTCATCCCGTGGATCGTCGGCCTGCTGGCGTTCGGCGCCGCGCTGCTGCTTGTGCTGGCTGCCGACTGGGTATGGCCGAACGCCACAAGGGGCAACTGCTGGAGTTTCGTAGGCCCGCGCTGGATCAAGCATGGCGGGTACATCTGCGTAAGGCCGGCCGATGGCGTCCGGGTGCTTGGCAAATTCTGGATTCCGCACGCCTTCTGGATGCCGCATATAGGCACGGACAACACGATTCTCCAGACGCATCCAGTGACCAGATCGCGCAGCAAGTGGCTTCCTTGGCGGACGATGTATTTCGAATACAGAGTTCGCAAGCGGGAGGCTCCGCACAACTCGAACTGGGCTGACCTGTAATAAACCACGCAAGGACTTGACCATGACCCCCGCACAACTGACCACTCTCAAGGCTGCCGTTCTGGCATCGCAGAATGCAGAAATACAAGCCGCCGCAACGTCACGCAACGACACGCTGCTGGCGCAGCTTCTGAATGCGCCGAGCGCGTTCTACGTGTGGCGAATCAACGTACCGTCAGCGGAACTGGTCGGCGCGATCAAGCTGGCTAACTTCACGCCAGTGGATGCGCCAGACGACACTCTGCTATATAACAACCGCTGTGCGCTGTGCGAACTGAAGCAAAACAGCATACGCATGTTGCTCTCTCGGGAATACGTCACGTCGCAGAAACTGTCCACGCGGCAAGACCTTACCGACGCGCTGACAAACGTGCCGGCCGGCGCTGGCGGCGCTGCTATCGACGCCGGGTGGCTTGGCGCTGGGAAAACCAAGGACACCATCAGCCGTGTTTGCACTGTCGCAGAACGTGCGTTCGCAACCGGCACGGGCACGGCTGGACAACCCGGCGACCTTGGGTGGGAAGGCCCCGTGAACATCAACGACATCGGCGAGATGTGGAACCTGTGACATGGCGAACGAAGCCTATGTAAAGACCGGAACAGCGCTGCTGGTCAATGGCGAAGCCGGCGCGGCCTATGCGTGGTCTGTCGAAGGGCTGACCAACAACAACGGGCGCGTGTCTGCTCAGATCGACCTGGGTGCTTCTCCGCGCCCTGGTCTTTACAAGTGGTCTTGCGAGGTGCAATTCCAGGCTACGCCGACACAAGGCGCAGGGCTTGAGCTTTACAAAGCCGGGGCTCCTGATGGAGACGCCACGCAGATCGACGGCGACATCGGCGCAACAGATGCGGCGCTTGGTGACATTGACATGCGTCGCAATCTGCAATCAATCGGTTTCGTCGTTAGCGAAAACGCAGCGGCGTCTGAGAAGTGCGTGGCGTCTGGCACGTTTGAACACGCCGACAGATACCTATCGATTGTCGCCTATAACGCCAGCGGCGCCACAGTCAACGCTACCGACAGCAATTTCGTCTTTACGCTCCAGCCGTACTCGTGGCAAGGTCAGTAAAGGGCTGACGTGGGCCAGATTCAATTTGACCGCAAGCGGCCGAGGCAGTTAGTTCCTGATCAGCGCTGGATTCAGCGCGGTCTGGTGCTTGCCGTCAGCGGGACAAGTGGCGGGCGAGAAATTGCATGGTCTAGTAATGGCTTGATCGTTAATACGCGGCTGGGGACAATCTCCAAAGCCGTAAGGAAGCCGGGCGCGGGCGGTCTGTATACAGGCACTCAGGGCACTTCAGTGATGAAGAAGTCCTATGCCACGAGTGCGGTCAATGGCTCAGAGTTCATCACGCTTGTCACTACTGCTGCGCCGTCAACGCTGGCGAATGAGATCCGGGCTCTAGGCTTTGCCAA